ACTGTCAGAAACGGAAAAATCTTTAGACCCATCTGCGCTGTTTGCATAAGCAATATGGGTGTACTGTGTTTTTCCGTCCTTCCCATCTTTTCCCGGGATTCCCCGATCCCCTTTTGGACCCTGTATACCATCCAATCCCGGAGCGCCTTGTGGTCCCGGAGGTCCCTGTTCGCCTTGCTCTCCTTTCTCACCTTGCGGACCCTGTTCCCCGTCTTTTCCGTCCTCTCCATCCATTAAATCTGCAATCGTAACCTCGTAATACCCACGTTTTATCCCATTTTCCATAGCCTCAAACGAGTACACCGCCTTTGTATCCACGTCAGTAGCATTTACCGTAACACTCTTGCCAACGTAAAACTCTGTCCCATCTTTACTCCACCGGATTTCCAGATTGCCCGTGACGTCCACGCCGTTATCGTAAGCGTAAGCTGTCAGAGTAGTGCTGCCGATACCATTTTTAAAGATGATGCCATTGTTGGTGGAGATGGAACAAGTGTAGACCTTATTTTTGTTGATAAGATCTTCCATCCTCTGCAACAAGCTATCCGAAATTTCGGATGTAAGCTCTTTGTAGTTTGTAAATACCGTCTTTGCAGTTTTTGGATTGGTAAGACTCCTGATCTGTTCTGATACTCTTGCCTGTAGATAAAGGACTGGTGTCCACTCCTGATCCTGCATCCTTACCGTATCCCCGATGTTGGTGTCAAAATATCCGTCCACCTCGTAAGTCACCACCGGTTCGGATGCTGTTTTAAGATCAGACAGAGCCATGCTATAGAGCTTGTCCTTGCTGTCTGTATCATACTCTTTCCGCATCAGGATATAAGCATCCTCTTTATTCACGATATTGGACGGAAACCGGTCTCTTGCCTGTGGTGCCCGGATGATCGCACCGTCTGTAAAGTACTCGATATTCCCGTTTTCATCGTATTCTTTCTTGTCAAGACCATTGATTGTCAGACCGTCCTTTCCGGTCGGCTGGATGCATGTATATAACTTTTCTGCATCCGTGGTCTTACGGATTCCGGTAATTCCTTTCCCGTACCGCAGTACAATGTCATTCCGGTATTCTCCGACTCCGCTGTCTGTATCGGAGTGTTTCCGATATACATTCAGCACAATCTCTTTTAAGGAGTAATCGCTGTTAAGCACTGTCTCAAACTCGATCTCCGCAGAAAATACATTAGCCAGAGAGAATAATCTCTTTAATACGGACGTTGTACCTGTCCATTCGTTGGTGATCCGCTTATCTGATACCTCATTGAGCCCCAGTTTTAGTGTTCTCTCAGCATCAAAAACGGCAAGGTACTCTTCAAAGCTCATTGCTTTTCCAGCTTTGTATTCCCCTGCATCCTCGTTGATTAGCTCAAAAGATAACGACCACGCCGTAGCTGTGATCGTCTCCTCTGTCTGCTCAGTGTTTACGATGTTTAGATAGTAGGATTTCCCTTTGCGTATAAACGCCACCTTATTCCCGGCGGTAACATTCTCTGCATCCTGATGCTTTGCGGACACCGTAAAGGTGTAAGTATTTGCCGCACCCTGTAAGTATTCGTGCAATTCGTCTTTCCAGTAGTGCATGGACTTCTTGTGCTGATTGTCCATAAACGCTACTGGTGTGTTATTCGCGCTTAAAATCGCGATCCTGATGTTATCCACTATAAATACACCTCCCGTATTTTCGCTTTAATCTGTGGCGGTGGAGAAGAAAAGGAAGAATAGCAGAACTGCACTTCTGTTGTTCCGGGTGGCACTTTAAAATAGTCCGTCCCCGTAATCTCATCTCCTTTTGCCGGCATCCCGTTTACATAGACCATTGTACTCTCTCCGTCTATAGACACCACATCCCCAGCGCGATACCGGTTCGGCACATCCCGATATTTTTCCACGTTGTCCTTGCGAAACCAGATGCTTTTTAAATAGTTGTGCGTAACGTACTGGTTCGACAGATTTCGGTCCCCCCACTGCCCGATCCAGACCTGTATCTTCTCACACACCATGTCTTTAATCTCCGGGATAGTAAAGTGGTAATACTTCCCGTACCAGAAAATACGCAACTTGTCACCCTCTTTTAAAAAGTCATTGTGTCCGCCGCCCATTTTTAAATTAAACGGGTTATCCTCGTAGGATGTCGGCTGGAAATCCAGTGTCTTAATTTTCTTGTTTTGAGGGGCAAACCAGTCCACATGCGCCGTATTACCAACCGTATCACTCTTGTTAATAGACATAGAGCAGATCACTTCATTTTTCCCTGTAAGAAACGCAATAGTCTGTGCTCCCGTCTGTCCCATCAATCCAGTCTCGAACCAGTGCTGCGTGTAACAGTAAAAGTTCTTTGCCCCACGTCTGCCCTCGCTGTCAACCGGGATAGTAAGTGTTTTCATTCCACCGTTCCAGTATCCGGATGTTGCTTGTCCACCTTTTAATGCCATCACGTTATATCCGGCAACATTCCGTACTTCCAACGTTCCTTGCGTTGTGTTTTCCGGATTCTGATAAGAGGTGCCATGATCATCTTGAAACAAGCCGTAACCGTTAAACAGTTCTTCGGACGCTTCGTAGTTCTCTCCGTCCGCCTCTTCCTGTTTTCCGAGCTGAATCACTCCATACTGGCTCACAAGTCCGATAAATCCGTTTTCGTGTTGGTGTGTGATCTCATAATCCACATCTGCCCATTCGGTGCCGTTGTTTTGGATGGTGATTGTCTGGTAGCCGTCTTTTTGTACTCCGTCAAAGGAGAATTCTGCGGTAGAGTATGCTACTCCGTCCGGAATGAGCCATGTGATTGTGCCAGTGCTGTACATATCATCCTCTCCCAGCACCGGTTCCCCATCCACGATTGCTTCATAGTAAATGCTTGGTTCGTCAGAAAAAATCAGTCTCTTTGGTTCTTTACTATACAGAATTTCTGACATTTTTCTGCGGAACTCACTGAGTTCCCTTGCCGTAGAGTTTGAAATACGAAACTCCATTACAATCTGTTTTGGAGAGTACGTGGAATGCGTAAACTCTCCTCCATTTACATTTTCAATGCTCCTTGTATTATTTGTGATGGAAGGTGATAAGTTCCGGTCAAGTCTTGTAATCTTAACCGGAATATCCACGCCTCCATAGGTTGCTTTAAGCAAGCCCAACTCTCTCACCTCCTAATAGTTTCTCGAAATCATCCATCTTTTTTATCATCGGTCTTGCATATCCAACCGTCTGCTGTGCGACAACTCTTCCGTCCAGCGTCGTTGTCAGATTGATATTTAGATTAATATCCTTTTCGCCCATAATCTCCAAGATTGATTCCTTAATATAACCTTTTAGCGATCGCAGTGGTGTGATCGCTTCTGCTTCTCTTTCCGCAGCCCCTCCGATTCCTCCGGACGGCATCTGGAATAATGCTGGTTTGGTAAGGATTCCACCATCTTTAAACCATTTCACGTCCAACATCGGCAGACTCGGTAATAGATTGGACAAATTGATATCTCCAATACCATCCTCGTACCCAACTCCACGATAAGCAGCCGCAAGGCTTCCGTACGTAGACACTGCGTATCGAATGGATGCAAGCATATTAGATAGTGGATCGTAGATGTTTTTATCGTATCCGGGCATTGCATAGGCTCTAAATGTCGGGTCAATAACCTGCATGAGTCCCTTAGATGGCGTCCCATTAATCGCGTTGATATCCCAGTTGTTAATCGCATTCGGATTTCCGCCGGATTCTGTCTGCATCTGGTATAACAGACGTTCCAAGTTCGCTTCGGAATACTGTCCAGTCATCTGTAATGCCCTTGTGGCTAACGTTCTCCACTGCTCTACTCCTGCACTTGGATTGTAGTTTACATGTGACTGAGTATCAAATATCCCTTTTACAAAACCAACAACGCTATCAAATACTGTATTGACAGCACCTTTTGCAACGGATATCCACGGTTCAAACGCTCCCGTTAAATCCGTAAATTTATCAATTGCAATCTGCACGATCTTACTTGGATGTGTGATGTAATCCCATACATTTCCCGTAAAGTCTTTTACCGTACTCCATATCCCACCGAAAAAGTCGCCGATTCCACTTGCAAAGTGCGGAAGTTCTTCCAGAAAACTCTTTGTTTGGTTGGCTGGCATGATTTTCGTTCCCTTTTCCAGTGGCAGAACTACATCTCTCCCCTCTGGAATAAATGGTTTTCCATGTGGTGGAACGATCATTTCTTTGTATGTAGAGCCTTTCTGGTCGTTTACGATACCTAGCGTGTCTTTTGGAATGCCACCAGTTCCTCTTGCAAACTTCGGGACTTCCCACAATGCAAATTGCTTGTCTGACCCAACTTTGTCGAGCACCCAGTTCACGCCGTTAATCACGCCGTTTACCGCACCACCTATTGGTTTCACAATTGCGTTTGCGATTTCTTTCACAATTCCGCCAAGCGTATCCTTGAGCCTGTTAAAACCGTCTTTTATAAATTCCCAAACGGATGAAAAAGCGTCCATAGCTTTCTCTTTGATCGAATCCCATATTCCACCGAGCGTGCCCTTAATGCTGTTCCAGATTCCGGTTGCAGTATCCTTGATTCCATTCCAGATGCCGGAAAAGAAATTCGCAACAGGGGTGAATATAGCACTTGCGGTGTCACTTATCCAATCCCATGCGCTTTTTAATGCAAATTTTATTACTTCCCATACTGTATAAATAACAGCTTGAATCGCGTACATAACCGCACCGATCGTTCCCTCGATAAATTTCAGAGGTCCTTCTATTACGTTATAAATCTGCTCCCAGATATCAGCAAAGAAATCCTTAATGCCGTTCCACACTTCTTGTATTTTCTCGGATATGGTATCCCATAATCCAGATATCCAGTCCTTAAATGCACTCCATTTTTCGGACAGCCAGTCTGTGATATCTCCCCAGTTTTTTATTACTGCCACAACTGCTGCAACCACTGCAATAATTCCGGCAATAATTCCGGCTACTGGTAATAGCACTCCTGTCAAGAATGCCATTGCACCTCCAGCCGCTTCTATTCCACCAGCTACAACCGCAAGAATCGGTAGTAAAGCCGAAATCACCATTGCAATCCCACCGATTACGACTATAATAGTCTTGCTTGTTCCAGAAAGACTGCTAAACCACTTTGCAACTTTCTGAATGATAGGAACAAGTGCTTCCAGAATTGGGGCTACTGCTTCTGAAATGGCACTCCCAAACTCAGCCATAGCCAACTTTACGTTATTTAGCGCAACCGTTTCTTCGTCAATCGGGTCTAAAGTATTGCTGAAAGTCGTTTCCACAGTCCCCTGACTGTCTGAGGCAGCGCCTCCTAGGTCGTTCAGGTTTAGAACCCCTCTTTGGATGGCATCTACCATCCTCACAGCACCTTTTGTTCCGAATACCTCGGCGGCGGCGTTTAATGCTTCCGTCTGGTCAGTCGCATTCAAAATTTTATCCTGCGTTTCTGCCAAACCGTCAGTGAGTGATTTCCCGTCTTTTGCATAATTTACCGCTGCCTTTGATAAGCTGCTTAATGCGGCAGACCCGTCTACTCCTGCCTGCTCAAATGCCCCCAACAGCTTTACTGAGTCCGAGAAACTCAATCCCAATTCTTGTAGCTGTGGTGCTCCTTCAATCGCTTTCTGAAATAGATCGTCTACAGATACGCCCGTGTCTTGCGCTGTTTTTGCAACATCATCAAGTACGCTGTCTAGATCATCACTCGACATGTGGAATACGCTAATCGCCTGTTTTGCATTTTGCGTTGATGCTACCACATCGGATCCAGTAATTTCCGAAAACTTCAACATTTTTTCAGATGCATGTTGTAATTTTTCATCGGTGAACCCGAACTGCGTATTCATCTCCCCAATTACTTTTCCGATGTTTTCAAGGTTGTCTATCGGAAGGCTGGACGCAATGCTTTTATAGACATTATCCATTCCTTCAGCAAGCTTCCCTGTAGCACCTGTCGCTGTTATGATTGCATCAGATCCGGCATCTACCTCATTAAATGCTTCTTTTGCGTTGTCACTAAACTCTTTTATCTTCTGCCCTGCATCTGCTATGATTTCAGCGGCTTGCATCATGTTTCCTGCAACAATTCCTTTTCCGATACCGTCCAGTGCTTCTCCTGCCTCACCTGAATTCTTCTTCATCTCGTTCAGGTCGTTGTTCACTTCATCAATACTCGCCCCGTCATCTACCTTGTTCAATGTAGCTTTCATCTTTGACAGGTCAGTTTCTGCCCCAAACGCTTCTTTTCCTATCTTGTTAAGCGCTACTGTCAGATCGTCACTGTTCGCCGTTCCATTTTTTATGGCATTCGTCAGCCTCGTTCCGAGGATGTCCTGAAAATCATCTAGGGACTTTCCGGTTGCTTCAAACAGCGTCTGCAACTGCTTCGTGCTTTCTTTTAGGGATTTCTGCTCAGTCTCCATTCGACTAATCTGCGTGGTGTAAGATTTTAAATCCTGTTCCGTCTTCGCAATTTCCCTCTGAAATTCTCGGTATTCTTCCGCTCCGATGTCACCAGATTTGAACTTCTTTTCTACTTCTCCCTGTGCCTGCTTTAAGGCTTCCAGCTTTTCCTTGGTATTTTCGACCTGTTTACTTAATAACTCCTGTTTCTGTGCAAGCAACTGCGTATTCTTCGGGTCAAATTTTAATAATTTATTTACAGAGCTTAATTCGCTACCAAGACTTTTTGATGTATCTTCCGCGGATTTTAAAGCTTTGCTGAGCGCCATTGTATCCGCACCGAATTTTATTGTGATTCCTTTTATTTTCTTATTCGCCACTTTCTCACTCCTTTAAAAATTATCAAAATCTTCCTGAGTTGCTTTTCTAGCAGTCGTCTTTTCATCTTTTTTCTGGTTGTCGATATACTCTTGTACATAGTCCAGACAGTCACCGATCGTCATTTCTTCCATATCTTCGCTGGTTAATCCAACCTGTCGACAAACATAAAAAAAAGACTCATTTGTGAACGGTTCGCCACTCGATGAATCTTTGTCACTTATTTTTTTTTACTTGTTGGCATGGTGTCTGTAAGCAAATCTTTTACTTCTCCCATGATTTCATTGAGCGGGAATACTTCGAATCCATCCAACCACTCCAATGGATCAGGAATCGTCCTGTCTGCTGTTTTCGCCATTGTCCAGATGATGTCGTAAAATACTTCCATGTCCATGTGGTCAAGAGAAGCAAAAGAAATATCCTGTATTCCAAAATTCCTTTTCGTTCCTTTTCCAAACACTTTCGCTACTTTCATCAGGTCTGCAAAATAATCTCTTCCAAACTGCGCTTTATATCTCTTCGGCAACGCTGCTGTTGATTTTAATTTCACTTGTTTTTCGTCAATGTAAATTGTTTTTTCCATAACATCCTCCACCTTTTCTATTTGGGCAGATCACTCCGCCCTTTATTTCGCTTTACCTACTTTTGCCTTTCCAACTTTCCCCCTGCCTACCAAGGCGAGGTCTTCAGGGGGTGCTATTCCCCCGATTTTTCATATACTGTTGTATACCAAGAGTTATATGTTGCTTCGTCAACTCCTGCTGCTGTGGATGCTTTAACTAAGTTGTCTGTCGGTCTCGGACTTGCCACAAGCGAAAGTTCTGTTGTGTTCGGTTCTCCACTGTCTTTTGTTGTACTTCCGACAGATGGTCTGTTTACAGAGCAGTAATAAAAGAGGTGTCTTGTCGCCTTGACATCTCCCTGAAATTCGAACATCAGTGCGATATTTGCCACCTGTGCGTCAGAGTTTTCGAGAATCACACCTTTTTCTGTTTTCTCCTCTTTTAACACTTCTGTCCGGAATTCTTCCGGTACTCTTGCAAGCGTAAGTGTACCCTCGTATCCCTGATTATTTGCGTTGGTGTAATAATCAATATCATCTGCTTTAAACCGGATCAGGTCACCGCTTTTGTCGAATGTGATACTTACCGCCCCCGGTAATCTCTTGGGCGATCCGTATGTGATTCTTCCGCTCTCATCCATTGTAATAACAGCGCAATAACAGTTTCTTAGCCCGAATTCTACTTTGTTTTCTTTTTCCGCCATGTTCTTTACCTCCTATATTTCAATTTCATATGCTTTCAAATACATATTTTCAGATTCTAAAAAACTCTCGTACGATTCATACGGGAGTTCATTACTGTTTAATAGTTCCTTTACTTTTTTCTCTAACTGCAAGTCTTTCTGATCCGTGTATACCTCAATCGTGACGGCGTATCCCTCGTAATACACGGTGTCATCCGCATAAAATCCGATATCCTCGTCCGCATAGTATACGATGTACGGTAATTCTGGTACTTGACCGACTGCAAAACAACGATACGCAATCGGAAGATTTAGCGTTTTTAACTTGTCTTTTAATTCTGGCAATGTCATTTCACAGTCTCCTTTCCAATTCTTCTACATATTCTTTTATGCATTCCTGTTCCACTTCTTCGATATGCGGATATGCTCGTACTTCACCGATTTTTCTTCCACCACGTTTCAACTGGTGTCCTTTTTCCAGTAGATGAGTTAGGCGATATGTCGGTTTTTTATTATACACTGTTATTCCATCTCTCCCAGATTCCCTTGTCCATCCTTTTGCGTACCGTCCGCTGCTCTTTTGACTGTTTGCTTTCAACTTCTTCACAGCTTTTTCGGAAACGTTCATGGCAACATCCTGTGTGGTTTCTTTTACTTCTTCTGTGTATTCTTCCATCTGCCGCATAATTTCTCTTGCGAGTTTGTCAGCACTTATGCTTTCGCTCATTTTTCAATCCTTTCCGTACAGGTCAGTTCCAACTCTTCCATGCTGATCTGATACGTTTTCACCACTTTCAGTTTCTTTCCGTGGAATCGGATATATCTCTGTCCTTCATATTCGTAAGGATGCACGATCAAATTTTCTGAAATTTCCATATTGTTCTGTCCTGCAAGGTAGAATTCATTTCGGGGAACTTTTTCTTTACAGCACCAGATCTCCTGTTCCGTTTCAATCGGTACTTGCTGACCGATCTCATCCTCTTCATACCCGTTGGAAGATATCAATACCACTTTTTCATCCCATGTTCGATTCATTTTTCACCGCCTTAACCATCAGATTGTTCAGCCGAAACCGGATGCTCCTCGGAATCACCCCATCTTCTGGATGGTTGTACTTCCACGTAGCCCAATCCAGCACAAGCAGGATGTGGTCATATCTTTCTTCCGTAATACGAACGCCGCGTACATTTTTGCATTCGCCCAGAATACCATCTATGATCGCATAAAGGACGGAATCCCTACTATCTGTAGAGATTCCAAGTCTGTCTTTTAATAGTTGCAATACAATCACTCTCATAAACATACTCCTTATGAATTCGCCATAATCCCCTGTTTTTTCATCTCCGCAAGAATCTCATTGATTTTATCTTTCAGGTCAGTTGCTGTTTCTGTGGACAAATCTTCGATCAAAGCCATCTGTTTCACACCACCAAGCGTTGTTTTATTCGCCGCCAGAAGAGTGTAGCTTGGTCCCGCAGGTCCCTGTGCGCCTGGATCTCCCTTGTCTCCTTTCGGTCCTGCCGGTCCTACTGCTCCTGCTGGTCCTGCCGGTCCTACTGCTCCTGCTGGTCCTGCCGGTCCTACCTGCTCATTCTTTACGCCCTGCTCTAACTTATTTAGTTTCTCTGCTGTAATAACGTCATTATTATTCCATGTCGTTGGTGTATATGCCATAACTCATACCTCCTATTTTGCTTTACCTACTTTTGCCTTGCCTACTTTCCCTCTGCCAACTAAGGCTACATCGTCAGAGGGAACTATTCCCCCTGTGTGTATGTAATGTAGAATCCGGCGTCTGCATCCGTTTTCTTCACATCGTATCTTACAACTCCGGCAAGCAGTTTGCCGTAAATCTGGTTATCTACCCATTCAACGCTTGTCCGTTTGCGGTCGAAGAATGTGCAGAATGATTTCGGATCACCGACAAAACCTTTTAATTCGCCAGCTCCTGCGATCATTTCGTCATCCAAAACGATTACCTCTTTACCAAACAGCATCTTTCCGCTTGAGGAAGTGATAGAATCCTGCAACAGATATCTTCCATTTTTATCTTTCAGCTTGTCCAGTTCTGCGTAAAGAGACGCTGAAATGATAAGCTTCACTGGATAGACTTTCTTAATATCCTTGTTAATTAAATCTTTCAATCCATCCAGCCCGTTCACAGTCTTAGGTGTTGCACTTTTTAATACAGTCGCAACGTCTGTGTTGATTGTGTTTCCGGACTGGTCATTGATTTCATCTCGGATCAGACCTGTTACATCATAGTCAGCGTCATCGATCGCCTCCTGTGAAATCGGGATATATCCTCTTCTTGTTTCGATGTTGTAGCTAATTTCAGTAATTTTTGGTTTGGAAAGTTCTGGGTTCTGCGCAAGTTCTTCTACAGTGTTCATTTTGCTTCCAGATTTCGCAATTACTGGATATTTTCCAGATGCACTGTTTACGCCTACTACTTTTACATAGTTTCTCAAATCAACGATGTCCTCTGGTTTCTCCTGTGGTGCAAGGAGTTCCTGTGGGATCAGAGCACCGGCATCTGCTTCTTTAAATCCACCCTCTCTTACCTGCCCTTTGGACTTCACAAATGCGTTAATCGCACTTCTCATTTCTTCAATTTCTTCTTCATTTCTTCTACCCATGTCTTTTTTCTTCTCCCTTCTTTCCGGTGTTTTTTCATACTCCTTCATCTGCTCACGGAGTTCTGATAATTCGGTTTCCAATTTGCTTTTTCTCTCATTATGAGCATCATTCTCCTCAGTAAACTTTGTGATAGCATCGTCTACCAAAGAGCGATCTTCTTCGGTATTTGCTTCATTGATTGATTCTTCCAGTTCCTTTTCTCTTGTCTCAAAATCTGCGTCTTTTCCACGCATTTCTTCCAGTTCCTTTTCTTTGTCTGCGATCTGTTTCGCAAGCATTAACTGTCTTAAAGCCATTATTTTTCTCCTTTCAATCTCCTCGTGGCATTACTTCGCCACTGCACCAACTGTTTCTCCCGATACTGTTCCACCTGTGCATGTCTCGCCTGTACGCCCGTATCTTCATAAGCCGGGAATGTGCATACAGACACTTCGTGCAGATCAACTTCTCGTATTGTCCATTTCACAGTGCCGTCATCTCTCCAGTCCGTTTCCTCATGCACGATGTTAAAACCGAACGAGCACTGATCCACATCTCCACGTTTTACCCTCTCATATAGGTTCATGGCGTCTGTGTCGTTTTCGTTAATATCGATCTCGCCCCATAGACCTCTTGCGTCTGTTTTTAAGCGCAGGGTTCTCACTTTTGTTCGACCGAGCACAAGTGTATCATCGTGGTTAGTCAAGGCTCGGATGTCGTTACTCATGGTGTTCGCAAATGCTTCTGGTGCAATCTCTTCATAAGCTCCCGGCCACAACTCTGTTTCGGAATTAAAAACAGCGAAGTATCCGGAAATTGTTTTCTTCCCGTCCTCCGCTTCTCGTGTTTCAAACTCCGCTTTCCACGATCTGGTTAAGTTTTCTTTTTTTCGTTCTTCCACTATTCATCACCTCCTCTTAGCTTTTTCTGCTCCCCGATCATCCCCTGTGGAATGAAGTTTTCAAGGATGATTAGATCATTCAATCCATCTTTCGGAGAGTCACCAATCAAGTTCAATACATCGTTTCCTGTATAGATTCCTCGGATATATAGGTTCATTCCGATTTCCGCAAGTTCTTTGGTGTCGTAAGCCATCAAGCTCTTTGAGTTACATTTAAAGTACCAATGCGGGCTCTGAATCAGCCCTTTCGTCAATGTCTGTTGAAATACATCAGCAATGGATTTTACCCTTGTTCTGACAAAGTTGTTATACTCATCCTTGTTAAAACTTCCGACCCCAAGAAAAAAAGGCGGCACATCCAACAGGGATGCTACCGTCCTCTTATCAATCTCGACCGATTCATTGATTGCGATATCCTTAAGGGATAGTGGTTTTACCTCGGATACCTCCAGAAATTCCGCAGGTATGATCCACGGCTCACCCGGTTTCGATTCTTTCAAATATTTTTCTTTAACTTGCTTTCTTCCGGCTTCGCTTGCAAAATCTTCCGACATTGCATCTACCTTAACAATGACATTTGGCATGTACTGTCCGCTCATAAAAGATTTCTTAGTCGCATTCGCCTGTTTCAAATTAGATGCAATATCCTTTAAAGCAAGCCTGTAGCCCGTACCCTTCCACGGATACTCCGGATTCGGGTTGATCGCAAAGTGCAACACTTCGCTCGGATCATATTCCTCACTTCCATAGATCACCTTGTATCCTGTCTGCGTTTCTTCAAAACTCGTCATGGACGGCTTCAGCGGAATCAACTCATCAATGTATCCATCCCTCATCACCGGAAGGACGACTGCGTTCCCGTCACCTGGCAAGAGCATTGAGTAAACAATGTTGTAAACCCACGCTTTTCTCGTCATCAGCGAATACGGATTAATGTCAATCTTCCGTGATAGCTCATTCTTAATCCGGATGTCTCCATGCGGGCCATTCTCCATCAGGTGAATTGTCATACCGGAAACCAGATCCGCAATTTTCTGACACGCCGCCCGAATTTCCGGGTTCTGCGCCAGCGTTGTGTACCCGGAAGGCAATAAAAAATCAGAGAACGTAGCTCCCTGATACACAAATACTTTATTCTGTGGTTCTGATCTAATACTCTTCTGCTTCTTTTTCTTTGCCATTTTAGCCTCCTATCCTTCGTCTTCTGCAAAAATCAGTCTCCCGTTTTCAGCTCTTCCAAGGCAAGTACATTTTCTGTCAATAAAATCATCCTTATTTTTAGCGTGAGATATATCAGTCGTATGTTTGCAATTTCCACTACATTTCTCGCATCTTTTCCCATCACATAAATAAAGGATTTCGCATTCTGCTTTCACGCCCATTCTTTCTCCTACTCTCTCTTTAACCATTTATTTGCTGCATTTCCAAGTGCCATGTCAGTCAACATCTGGCAACACGAAAATACCCCTGCATCAAACAAGTCAATTCGTCTTACGCCGCCGTCTCCGTCTACCTTTTCGTACTGGATCATGTCATCCACTTTTTCAATCGCCCGTACATTCTGTACGCAGTACTCAAAAGCATCCGAATGCAGGTAATAGAATTTCTTATTCTTTACTTTTACCTCAATATGTCGGAATCCCTCGGATTTTACATAGAAGTACTGTGGCTGATCTTGAATTTTAAATCCTGCTTTTTTCATTTTCAGGAAAAATTCACGTCCAAACTTCTTGTCGAATCCAACAATTTTGATTTTGAATCCCATCTTTTTCATGGAGATAAACCAGTTCACAATGTCATCGGGAAGCACCGTAGCTGTATTACTCATCGTCAGCCATCCATCCTCTTCCCAACCAAACAGTGGGATACCATCTTCATCCGCTTTTTTAATTGCTGCTGCCCTTGGGAAGAAAGCGTGTGTAATACAGATATCCACGTCTTTATATGTTCCATAAATTGCACCTGCAGTTAAATCGTGAAGTTTTGACAAATCAGCGCCGCCGTACCATGTGATTGGGAGCTTCGCCAGCTCTTCCAATGTCCAGCTATATTCATCATCGGATGATCTAAACTCGTTAATGTCAAAGTATGCATTCAGAGCATTTGTAAAGATATTCAGAGTTTTATTCAGGTACTCCGCCCTTAACTGCGGTTCATTCATTGCCTGTGCTGCATCATCCAGCAACTCATCTACTGTAACAGTAACTCCAATTGACGGCGTACACATCTGTAGCACTTCCGGATCATCCAAAGTTGTAATCTCGCCTTTGCTGTTTAAAACATTTCCTTCTTTATCCTGGTCTGCTTTGCAAATAAAAATAAAATAGGAATCATACGCTTTGTCTGTGATTGTTCCATTCAAAACGTCATGAAGAGTCTTAATCCTATTCGCAAGGAATCCGTCCGGAATGTCTCCAGCAGTAGATATACCAATCAACAATTTGTTTCGATATGCTTTCATGGCGTTTTTCATCAATATATATTTTTTAGCCCCAGCTCTTTTCCAAGAATGCAGCTCGTCCAGAATCAGACAGTTACAGTTTAAAGAGTCTAATTTATCTTCCTGGTTGGCGATCGCATACATTTCAGCGGTACCGTCTCCGAAATCAATAGTGATGGAATGTTCTTGATTATTGTCTCGGATTCTAAGTTTATTAACATCTCCGCGCAAGGTTTCAACGTTGTCCACTAAAAATCCAAAACTTTCCATGGTCTGCTTTACAGAGTTCGCAACGATGTATGTCTTCGCACCAGATCCTCTGTCCAGAATGCTTTTCGCCTCAGCAAGCGCAGCACTAAAGGATGTTTTCCCCTGTTTTCTTGGTAAAAAAATAAGCGCTTCGTTAAAACGCCTAATGTCTGTGCCTTTCCGGAAGAATCCAAACAAATTTACACATACAAACTTCTGCCAGTCCGTCAATAACATTGGAGTGCCTTTAAAACTGACTCCATTCTTATCCTCGCCCTGTACGTGGTGTACGGTTCCCTCAATCAAATCAATCACAAAATCGAATTGGTCACTACGGAAATCTAAATCATCACGTTCTAAGTCTGTCAGAAACCTCTTACACGCAAGTACTCTGTCTATGTTTACTAATACTTTTTTACTTACGATATCCTCCGCATAACGCACAGCCGTATCGAAATGCGGACTGTTAATACGGGATAAGTCCATTTACTTTCCCTGCTGTTTTTCCAGTAATAATGCAAATGCAGATTTCTCTTTTTTCGGCTGTTCAATTTCTGCATTGTACGTTTTTGCATTTAGCATCAGTCTGTCAGAATACGTTCCGATGTCTTTCCGTAGATTTTCGAGACTCACGAGAATAGGGCTTTTTTTACCCCCGCTTTTCTCCGTGTCCAAAATCACTTCATATCCGGAATCTTCGAACTGCTTACTTAAGACATTATACTGATAGATCATGTCTGCGTAGATCTCAATCACCTGTTTATACTGCACTTTATAGGTTCCCAGTTCTTTCATGTACTTGACTGTCCTGTCAATAATTGTTTGCCTTTGTGGTATGTATCTCGCCATCTATTCTCACCTCCTTATCTGCCGGAAAATTTATTTTCACAAATCCGCTCTATTGGAAAGAGTCCTCTCTCCCGATTCTCCTGAGACATTTTTAATTCTCAAAAGGGAGGGGGGATACCTTGATCTCGCTCAACTTCAAGCTTATTCCTTCTTTTTCTTTCATCAATTCCGATGTATAAATCGCAGATTCTTTTCTTTTCGTAACGATTTTTATAAAAATCTCTCCAAGTGGGGTTGATGTCACACTCCATTTATCATTAGCACCAACACCGATATCGACACACTTCTTTACTGCATCCCCCAATATCTCAGTTACTTCCGAGACGCTTCTATCTACTCGTCCACTCCACTCAAGTTCGTACATCTTGATTTCTTCCATGCTTCAAACTCCCTTCTTCTTTTCCTCTGCCAGTACATTCCAAGGCTTGTTACCTTGTCCGTCTTCCTGTCGTGCATCCGGTCATGTTGCGCTGTAGACATACTGATGAGATTCCAGTCCGCAAGCGCAAGCTCCGGATACTCTTCCAGTGGATAGATATGGTGTACTGTCGTTGCTTCTGCATACTTGCCATACCTCTTAGACTCTTGGCACTGGTATGCGTCACGCCTTAGTATGCTTTCTCTTTTCTTTTTCCACTTTCGACTTTCGTAAAACTTTCCCATGTTTCTTCCCTTCAATCAGCTTCCCACAGTTCTTACATCTCCACGTGTGCTTCGTGATAAAGCTACCATCATTCTGTCTTGCAAGATCTGTACTGACATATTCCGTCTTGTCATGCTTGCATAACAATCTTTTAACAATTTCCATGCTCTTCTCCTTTTCTGGACATAATAAAAGCACCCATCTCTGGATGCCAAGAATTTAGGATTACTGCTCGAAAGAATTACAAATGCCAACAAAAACCAAAATAACCAGGTACACAATCAAAATTTATAGGAAAAAGGAGGAACCTTGCAGTAGTCCACAACGGGTATAGCAGGACTCGAACCTGCGACACATCGGTTAACAGCCGATCGCTCTACCAACTGAGCTATACACCCATAGGATGCCTTTTATTGACATCCTCTACCCTATCCGCACTCGGGTACTGACACTAAATATAGATTGCTGAATCTATTTTTGTTTGTTTTGCAGATCTGCGGATATCTGCGTTTTGGTACCATTTGTGATGTAAAGCCGGTGTGCACTCCCACAGCAACCCCCAGCTGGTAAGCCGCAAACCTTACATCACAAAACCGTGTGCAGGGATCGAACCTGCTTGTCCCAACTGACCACGGCATAAAAACACCGCCAGACAAGAAAGGGTAAAAGTCCGGCGGTGTTCTGAATGTTTGGAAAGATTGTTTTAGAACAATATACAATCGTTCTAGAATAATTATAGCATAAGTAAAATATAAATGCTATAAATCTTTAAGCTGTGCGCTTATAATCTGCGATACTCGCGCCTGGGTATATCCAATTTCATCTGCGACTTTTTGCTGGGTTTTCCCCTCAAGATAGTGCAACTCGAATATCTCCTTAATCTCCGGATCATCAATCCCATTTATGTAGTCCTCGACTTCTTTTTGCTCTTTCAGAATCCGCAGCCTGTCCGCTTCTTTTCTTCTGATCTGACGTCTTATATTCTCTTCCTCGTAAGGATCATACATTTGTACAGATGTTCTCACTTCGGTGTACGGAAAATCTGCGCTAGATCCCGTTACCTTCCCCATGACAACAGTCGATTCCCGTTCACTGAGTTCTTGTATCTGGTTCTCAATCCGGATAAGTCTATCTTTGTTCGGTCTATACTTTTTCAGTGTTTTCTTGTCCAACTCTATCACCTCCCGGAACAGGATCTTTTATGTTGTATTTCTCTGCTATGTACTCCACAGCGTCCTTATTCGTCCTCTCACGGCTTTTAAAATCACAGGCAAAGGCTTTATGCTCCTGTTGCTTTAAAGCGGTCTCACAGGGCTTTCTCGTTGCCATAGTGTATGCTTCTATTTTCTTCATGATGTCCGCTGTCTCCTTTCTGCATCTAGCTTATTATCACCATTCACTCACCCTCACAGGAAGTATGATGCCTATTATTTCTCCGTAGCGTGTAAACACGGCATCGTAGTATTCAGAGTTTCCTTGGTATTTAATAAGATTTGGCGTGCATCCGTCAAACATTTTCAAATATTTATTATCAAACCAAGCGTATTCCCCTGTTGTCTCGTCTCTTATTGCTCTCAGAATGCTTTTGCCAGTTGTAAGCATTCTGTTTGACAACTTGGCCGCCCTCATTTGGCTCTGAATATTTTCTGTGGAAAAATGTTTCACCCCATCTTCTGGCAATTTCTTCTGCTTATCTATGTCGAGCAAGAAATCTTCTTTCTTCACAAATACAATATATCTACCTTGCGTAATCATCACTTTTCCGTCTATCTCGCCCATCATATACGATCTTGTCTTCACTGCTTCTATCTGCACTTTATCTTCGATTAGCATTTTCTCTTCTCCTTCCTGCGTCTCATGGTTTCCCTGTTCATTCCGTTACCTCAATTTCCTCTCCTGTCAGCTCTTCCAACTTCTGTCGCATTTCTTCCACTGTCATTTTCTTTGGTTCTTTGCGCTCCCAGATGAGTTCGAGGTTGCTTTTAATAAACACATCTTCTATGCGTCTGAGTGATTCCGGAGTAATCCTATAGACTTTAACGATGTCTCCTCCTGTATAACCTTCCCATTTCAAGTCATCATCATAACCGCCTATATGATTGCGTCCGCCTCTTCTCACTACCATCCCGGCCAATACAAGATACATTTCACCATTTCTTTGCTCAACTACCATCCCATCTCTCAGATCTGCCTTGGTAAATTCTTTGTCCATGTAATCACTCCATTCTAAGATTTTATAATTGTACTTTTCCGCAAAATCACGAGTCGAATATTCTCCGCTTCCGTAATAACACGTTCCTTCGTTGCGCATATAATTTGTATTTTTCAAATAACTTTCTCCGTTACACCACTTCATTCCATGTTCGTGCATCTGCTTACAAAAGTCTACCGCTTCCTCCTCAGTCTTACAGTACACCGCAATCTTATTGTCTTTATTTTTAAATTCGTTCCAATTAAATTTTTTCATCTTCCTACCTCACTATCTTTCGCACAATCCAATCCAAAAACACCACAAATAGCAGTATCGGGAATCCCGCAGCCATCAGGTAATCCGCACCTTCTAGTTTTACATCCTCTTCCAATCCTGTCTTTAAAGTAATCACGGTTCCCGGTCCCAATATGTAGTAAAGGGTCAAAAATGCGATTGTGATTAAAATGTCCATGTTATTCCTCCTTGTATGGTTCTGGAAGTGGCTGCCATGCTACAACCTTTTCATACCCCAATTCATCATTTGTACTAAACTCCGTATCAACAAATCCTAAGGTTGCCGAATCGTAAATATCACGCCAAAATCCAAATCCATATTCTCTATCATACTGGCAGAACATCGGCAAATCCTCTTCGTGATTTTCGACAATACACATATAGAATCTCATATCATCATCTTCCGGCAATTTCTCACTTACCGGAATCCAGTCATTGTCTTTCTTTCCGTCCTCGTATCCTTTTTGATACCACTTTCTACGGCTACATTCCCCGCAATTTGGAACTTCATCCATGTGGGAATGGATGATTTCCTCGATCTTTTTAGTTCCGATCGCTTTAAAGTATTTATGCGGTAATCCCACAGTAGACACTTTAATTGATGCATTTCCTATCTCTTCCAAAATCTTCTCTAGTACGTTCATTCCGTATCCTCCTTATCCACATACTTCTCCACGACATCTACTGCACAAGTCAGCCCGTAAATATAGCTTTCCAGCTCTTCTGCTGTTTTGCTCGCTCCGTGTTTTCGCTTTTCTTCTTTCAACGTTTCGTAGGCATCATTTTTCATGGATTCGATTTCTTCTAAAATCTTCTCTAATGCGTTCATCACTCCACCTCCAACAGTTCAAAATATTTTTCCAAATGCTCTTCTGAAATTTGGAATAATAATTTACTTTTCCATCACTTCCTCAAACAGTTTCCTCGGGAGTATCTTGCTACAATCGATACACTGTTTCCTGCGTCCTGCATAATCTGTAACATCTTCTGTTCCTCCGATCGGTTCGCCGTCAAAATCAAACAGCAACGCCCTATGTACTCTTTCAATCTGGTAATACCCTCTGTTGGAACCACAAAATGGACATTTCTTCAATTCTTCCATGCTATTCACTCCAATCCAATCTCTGACCGCAATGATTGCAGCAATCAAAATCCCAATAACGAAGCATTTTTATATCTGCCATATTTCCAAAAAGTTTTTTGCATCCAGGACACGATGCTTGTCCATTCCAGTTTTCTACTTTCTTCGGCAACTGCTTTTCCAGTGCTTCGATTGCTGTGCAATAAACCTCAATATCACTTTCCAAATAACTGTTATCTTGTTTCTGGAAAAATGCTTTATTATGCTTTATCATTTCTCTTTTCGCATTAATCTCAACTTGAAGCCTTCCTATCGCTTCTCTAACTTTCTTCTCATCCATCTAATTTTCCTCCCGTTATTTCCAACCATAAACCGCTCTCTCCATCTTTTTCATACAGGAAATCCGTCTCTATCCCGCAGACCGCCAACTCATTCATTGTCCTCACGCAATCCTCTGCATCAGCGCATTTGATCGTGTCGCCTTTTCGCAAGCGCGTTTCTTTCACTTTTGGCATTAGTCATTCCTCCGTATCGTCATCTCAATTCCAATCTCATCTTTTATCATCCTCGTATATTCATCCCATGTTGCCATATCGTCCACCAGACACTCTGCTTTCAGGTTCATTCTGTCGATAAATCTCTTGCACCGTTTCCCAGCAAAACCGAACTCATCATGCAGCGTTGCGACTGCGATCACCATCATTGTGTCCAGTGTCATGTTTTTAATCTTCTCGCAGGCAATGTTCAGCTCTTTTCTGGTTAAGGCCGTGTTGATTCCTGTGATATTCCGAAACTGGATTTCTTTTTCCAGTCCCTCGATACCGTCTTTTTTTACAATCTCCCTTGCCAGAATCAATCCCTGTGATCTACCTGCTGTATAATCATCAACTTTTCCCATGTCTACACCTCATATCTTTACAAAAATACAATTCCGTCCCTCTCTTTGTCTTTACATACTCAAAATCTCCGATAATTTCCCGTCCGCAGGAAGAACAGATATGTACTTCATTTTTCTTCGGATTCTCTTTCTTTTTTTTCATAGCTTACTGTAAATACCTCCGCATCAATATCCGGTTTGGATTCTGGATTGTGCGGTTTATGCTGCAACTCTGCTTTACCCAGCGCTCATAAAAATCCATGTATTCACCGATTCCCTTAAACTTATCCTTTATCAATTTATTGATTTCGGTCTTTTCATACTCCGATTCTTGAATCAATCCTCTTTCTTTCATAAAACGCTTCATCGTCCTGATATCGGCATCGATTCCGCTCTTTTTCGAAATTTCTTTGTATATACGGGTAATTATGCACCCCTCTTTAAGCATTTGCTTTATTTCGTCCAAATACGGCTCGTATAAATCTCTTTTTCTTTCCTGCATTTAATCATCTTCTTTCATTTCATTGATAACCGGTGCCCATGATATTGCCAAGTTTTTGCAGAAATTCAACATAACATGATCATCCCTGTACTTCTCAATAATCCCATCGACATCTGCATTGTATTGACTCATTGAGCCGGTACCTTTATAATTTTTATACGCTTTCCAGAACAAATTCTGGATATCTGTTATTTTTTCGTGCATACACTACCCTCTTCGTAACAAAGCAACAAAATTTTTCTTCCGGTAACAAAAGTCTGTTACCCTATCAAACCAGCATGGTTGACAGGTTTTTGAGGTTGGTAACAAAAGTAACAATGATTTTTACCCTATATAGGGACTTCATATTTTTGAATTTCTCACATTTTTATTCCGTATATATAGCGCGATTTCCTGTTGTTACTTTTGTTACTTGTTACCTTATCGCAACTTTTCTGCCCCGATATTCCACTGAAATCACATCATTCGGCGACGAATTTTTGAATTTTTCCAGCACCTCATTTAATATTGCATTTATCGGAACTCCATTCCTGAACGCCATGCATTCAATAAAATCATAGTTTTCATTACTAATCCTCACAACTTTTGACATTGTATTTCCTCCTCTTAACTAAAAGGTAGCTTTTCTTGTGTTTCATCGATGCTTTCAAACCCATCATTATCCGTATTTCCTTTCGATTCAAGTTGCAAAAACACGCATCTCGCCGCTCTTCCGTCTATCTTTTTCAGCTTTGTTGGGTTTCCCTTACTGTCCTGCTGGATAACGCCTTTCTTTGCAGCCCATGACAAGAAGGACTTTTTTGAGAATTTCCCAGATTCACAGATTTCCTTAAATGCCTGTCCGTAAATCACTGCGTATCCGTCTTCAATAATTCCCCATTTTTCACAATTTGAAGACACATCAAATCTCTGGCTGTTCATTGCGATTTTATCAAGGATATATTGGTAGCATCGCTCATTGTCAGACAGCTCATTTCGGTCTATAAGCACCTGTTTCGCTTCATCCATAGAAATATACTGTCCATCTTTGAAAATGAGATCTGTGGCTATTTTATCGGCTGTCAGAACGATAGAAAGTGAAATACTCTGCTTCTGCATCTTGTCCGTGTTAAATAACTCCTTCTGAAACTCTTTCTGGATAGAACGAATTTCATCTTCTCCCATTTCTTTGATGATTTCCACGAACTTCTTGCCCGCATGTCCGTAATTCCGTTTTACCGTTTCCGCTGTCTTCTGCGGATCCTGATAGATTTTCTCGCCACACTCAACCTCTAAGATTCTGTTTATTGCACCGCCCTGACTGACATAGCTGCTAAGCGGTCTCTCACCATTACAGATCATTACGTTCCGCCACCGATTCTCTCGATTGATTCCGAGGTCTTTGTTTGACCGGCTCTTTCCTTTTCCGGAACACAGATCATAAACAATTCCCTCGAAGTTATCCCTGATCCTTGCGGATGTTTTGCTCGTATCGTCCAGAAACATGGGAAGATGATTCAGCATATCCGCTTTCGCTTCCAGTGCAACGTCCGTTGTTTTGAAATCTCCAATATATCTGCTTTCGTCTGGATTCGCCCACACAGATGCGGCTACCATGAGAGAGACTGTCTTACCACCCTCGGTTTCACCCCACAGATCGACAAAAAATGGAAGTCCGCCCAAGACATGAACCAGTACACTTGCGAATGATGCGGCCAATAGGAATTTCACTTCCATTCTTCCTGACACCCTTAGCTCTCGAACATGATTTAACCACACATCGAAACTTCCATGCTCCGACACGCTTTCAAAGGTCTGCTTAAATCGATTATCCCCGTCAAAAATGATGTCTGTATCATAGGGGATAAACTGATCCTTGATCCACCCAAGTTTACTAGTGGAATACTGCACATCTATGTAATCATCGTTTCCATTTTCTACGTCAGCCAGATACTTGACTAGCAATTTTGCATTTTCTGACGTAACTGCAATCCCTCTTCCGGATAATGCCACGATCTTATTCGCCGATGTGATCATCGTTTTTGGGACCACAATATCGTGCCACTGATTATTTCGCCTGTACGACAGTTTTATTTGCTCTTCCCCGGTCTCCAAGTTTCGCAGCCGCTCTACTGGCAGGATTGGGTGGTAGCAAGCCACTTCATCAACCCTTCCGGAATTCTGTGCGAACACGCCGCGATCATCCGCAATCCAGGCGCCGCAATACATACGATCGTGAGGTCCTGTGAAATTCGTATAGTTATCTACTGTGCAGACAGTTCTGTTTTCCCGTTCCTGTCTCTTCATTTCTCGGTCAGCCTGATTGTATCCTTTCAAAATCTCTTCAAAATCCGACTTGACGCCCAGCTGTTTCGCTCTTCTGATGAGCTGCACTTTTGTCTTTGATCGGAGAATCGGATCTTCCATTTTAAATAATTCGATGAAAACTTCATCATCCAATATGCTGTCTGCATCGAATTCGTTCATTTCCCTCATTTCCTCACCTCTTCTCTGTTTAATATTTCATGCAAATATAACTGGTACTGTAACGCATTGCAGCAATCGCACCAGACGTCACTGAATGGTTCCGACTTATTCATATAATCGCGGTACACATCAATCAGAACATTATTCAGCTCTCTTTTTTTCCGAAGCTTTTCCTCTTCTCGCTTTCTCTGTTCTGCCTTCTTCTGACTCCTATATATTGCCAATTTCGACTGGAATGTTGGCTTTTCATAGGTTCCACCGAGACTCTGAAACGCTTCTTTGAAATCGACATGATCAATTAGCTGCACGAATGTAAAGATATCTCCATTTGTTCCGCATCCGAAACAATGGAAGCTGTCTGGGTAGATTTTTAATGATGCTCCCTTGTCTCCTTTGTGGAACGGGCAGTGAATAAACCCCGCCCGATTTACATGGAACCCATATCTTTCCACAATCTCTCTCATGCTGTGTGAATGTTTAATCTCTTCTTTATTCATGTCTTTCGTCCAATAACTCAATAATCTTCTTTCCGGTATCGTTTTTCTCGCAAAACAAGAATTCGCATTCATACTTCCTCTGGATGGTACATAGGACTTTGTACAGAGTTCTTCCGGTCATTGCTTTCGTCTTAACAGTTTCCCATTTCCCTGTTTCTTTGTTCCGTTGCCGCTTCGCACCCCTCGGATTTTCCCACCAGATAACATCTTCCAAAGTTTCAATATCTTTTCCGTGCTCAACAAGAAATATGATTTTAATTCCATTTTCATTTGCTTTCACCAGTTCTCTTCTGAATCTTTCGTGGTCTTGACAAACATTGCAGCACACCTCTGTTAAATTCTGTTTTCTGTCAACGACAAGACGTGGGTTGTCATAGTTCATATAATCTCCGACCATTAACTTAGATACTGGATGCTTCACGCCTTTCTCATCAAATGTTTTTATGATTTTTTTAATCGCTCTCGATTTTTCCCTACTGTCTATTTGTATAACCAATAAAATCACTCCTAATTAAACGGCATTTCTTCGTCGATTACTCCGTCCGGAATATTTACGAACCCATCATCATGTGATTCTGATACTCTGTTAGCTCCTGAATTTTGCGAGTTCTTACTCTCTGCGAAACCGACTTGCTCCGCAACAACGTCTGTTGTATAAACCTTTACCCCGTCATTGTTTGCATATGATCCTGTCTGAATTCTTCCGGATACTTCAATTTTCGTCCCTTTCTTAAACCACTTTTCAATGAATTCTGCTGTTTTTCCGAATGATACGATGTTTATAAAATCCGCTGATTGCTCACCGTCCTTATAAAATCTCCTGTCTACAGCAATGGAAAATCTTGCAATCGAAAGCCCTGCATCTGTATATCTGATTTCTGGATCTCTGGTTAATCTACCTGTTAAATTTACGCTGTTCATTATTTTGCACCTCCGCATTTTTCTTTTACTTTTTCCCAGTTTTTCAAAATATTATCGTAATGTTTATATTTCATTCCTTCGAATGAGCTAAGGCTGTACAAAGATAATAACTTATCTGCATCAACCCCATCTTCCTTACATCGACTCTCAATAGCAGAGCGTTCTGCGCTGCTTAATAGCTCATTACTCGTGTTTTTTGACTGCTCGCCGGACTCTTTTGATTCTAATTGCCTTACTGTCGCTTCTGATTTACATGATTTTGCAGGTTTGGCTGCTTTTCCTTTCAGTTCTTTGCTGCATTCCTGATCTGGATCATCACCAGTGATAATCTTATAAGCTTTCAACAATGCGTATTTATCCGCATATGTCATCGCTTTCCCCGGTGCCTTATCCTGTGAATCTACTCCATCACCATACGTTTTGATGTCAATGTACTCTTCTGGCATTTCAGCATTAACGAATCTATATGTAGTTTCGATTCTCATAAATAACTGTCTAACTTCGTTGCCCTTTGAATTGACTGAAGTTAAAACGGATGTGTCCATAATATGTCGGTTGACAGGATAACTGTAAACACCGTGTTTTTCTTCGATTGGTTTTACAGCGGCCAGAACATCTGCTTCGCCTACGGCCTTGTAAGAATTTTGCCCCCAACCTACATTCAGATTTTTCGCAACAGCTGTGATTTCTGCTGTAATTGCACTCATTTTTTGATATATATTCATATTCATTCCTCCTTCATGATCCTTGTAATATTTAAAAGTGCCTGCGTCAGATTTGCTATATCCCTTGTCTGGTAATATGTATTCACCTCCCCATTCTCAATCATCCCGAGACGCTCATCCAATAGATCTTCAATTCTCTCCTTGCGCTGCTGCATCGTAATCATAGAGCCACCTCCTCGTACACCCAATTTCCGGAAAAATACCACAGCACAACTGTGACCACCGCCATGTAAAAACTCTCAGCTTCTTTCATGATCTGCATAAATGTTTCCTGTTCTCTTTCCGTACCATTGTTTATTCGTTCGCAGGCGTAAGAAAAGGCATCTTCGTCATGCACTTTCTTTCCTTTCTCCGGTCCGATACCTACATACATCATTCGTCCTCCGTCTTGTCCACTGCCATTTCCAGCAATACCCCAACTAAAATAATTGCATCATCTAGTTGCTTATCTGTTGCAATACCGTCAAACAAATCGTAATCTCCATCAGTAACAAATCCGTTTTCTTGTGCGGTTAAAAATATTCTGCTACCGTAGTTCGAAAATTCAATGTTTACGTACGGATACCCATTCCTACCTTCTCCACGCTCTTGAATCTCAAGAATTAAGTCTAAAAGTTTATGTATTTTCTTTCTGTCCATTGCTTATCCTCCTACTCATCCTTAGACAATCTAAACTCCATCAAATCTGCCAGCATCAAGTATTCCTTTACCAGTCGACTGTCTCCGTGTCGTTCTTTCACCTTTTCTCTAAATTCCCTCAGTGTTCCGTAAAAACATCCACATCTCACGCTGATTCCGCCGTCTTTCGTGCGGAAAAATGTTGTCGTCCTATTTTTCGATCCGAAGCAGCTTGTAGCAGAATAATCACGGCAGTTTTGAACCCAAGCGTTACCGAATACCCGAGCATCACCGAATACCTGAGCGTTACCGCATACCCAAGCGTCACCGGATACCTGAGCGTCACCGTATACCTGAGCGTTACCGAATACCTTAGCGTCACCGCATACCCAAGCGTTACCGGATACCCGAGCGTTACCGAATACCTTAGCGTCACCGCATACCCAAGCGTTACCGGATACCCGAGCGTTACCGAATACCTTAGCGTTACCGTATACCCGAGCGTTACCGAATACCTGAGCGTTACCGCATACCCGAGCGTTACCGAATACCTGAGCGTTACCGAATACCTGAGCGTTACCGCATACCCAAGCGTCACCGGACTGGTCAAGATTATCCTCCCTTTCTATAAATC